AGCAGAGGTTTTTAGACCTCTGTAATTCACTTCGATACGAACTTCAAACCAACCACCAGAGCGCTGGGTGGCGCTCCATGTACTAAATTTTCCAGTGGAATCTGGAGTCTGATTTCTCAATACCCCCCAGTTATTATTTCCGAAACCTCGATAGTAGTAATCAAGAGTATAGCCACTCGTGAGCTTTTCTCCGTCATAAAATACATCTGCGAATAAATTTAGCTGGCTAGTCGAACCATTTCGATAACTCCCTTCAATGCGGACAGTTGCATTTAAGCTGTGACCATTCTCACCCCTCAAGCTATCTCGTTGAGTCGGTGTCAATGTGTCAAACGATGGCCGGTTTTCTAAAGCTGAAATCTTTTGTTTCAACTCGGCATCGTTGTAAGTTGAATACAAGTGTCTTGAGCCAATCTTTCTCACAGAAATACCTTGAGCGCTGATGCCTGTTACAATCCAGTAGCCTTCATCTGCTCCTTCAGAGTTGTTATTAAAGCTTTGAATTACATCCCCTAATTTGATACCTATTGGATTCATCAAAGAATTGATTGGTATTGTCGCAGTAGCACCGACTTCGTTTCCGGCAATGTCCGATTTTGAAATCCGATATTCTGAGCTTCTCAAAACAGTTGGAAGATTAACAGAACCACCATTTGTGAGACTCAGTCGGTTGCCTTCTAAGCTAAGGGTTTGATTCTCAGTAAGATAATGCTTTGCATCCAGCTCATCTTTCGTAACTTGTTGCTCTTTAATGCCCTTGATATCCTTACCGATTGCTGTCGCTAAACTTTCAAGGTTCTTCATAGGATTCACGCTTTCGCTTGATTATATGTTGCTACTAAATCAAGATTAGCAATCTGGTCTACACGTCCGCTGACTTCGGTTACTTTTCCGAGAAGTGCACCGTTTTCATCCTGTCCCATATTCGTGATTTTATCCGCAATTTCTTTCAGCGTATCAAGGTTCTCAGGTGTTCCTTCACCTAAAATTTCAGCCTTAACTTCCGTTTTAGCTTGAGTAACTGCTTGAGTGATAGCTTGCGTCATTGCTGAAGTGCTAACTTTGGTTTTTAATTCTTCGTTAACTCGTTTATTATCTTCTCCCAAAGTGCGGGCGAATTCTGTTAATTTTGTAGTTTCCATTTTTTTCTATACCTTTCCAAGATTATAAAAGAAGAGTAGATCGGGAAATTCCGGACATACTCCACCATCTGTTACTGTTTTTTCTGAAAGTTGTTTCTCAACTTCCTTTGCTATATCCAGCTCTTTGAGAGCATGGACTTCCTCTGTGACCAATTCTTTATCTGAAGCCACTATCTTGATGTGCGTAGCCTTATCGCTTGGAAAAATATATCCGCCAGCACTAATCTCTAAGCGGTATTTCCCAACAGGCAAGATAGCATCCAGATTAAAATTCACGCTTGAGTTCATGACAGTCACCTTCTTCTTCCATTGATACTTGTCCATGGTCAGACTAACAACCGCCACCTCCCCTTCAAGAGAGGAGACGGCTCGATAGTCTTCGTCTAAAAGGACGAATCCAAAGGTAGAAGCTACATCACCTTGTTTAATGAGGTGACCGCCATCAACCTGTGCGAGATTGGTCGTATTGAGATTACAGACCATTCTGCGCCCCTTTCTTAGCTTTTGCTTTGAATCAACGTTTTCAACTCTCTGACATCTTCACCTAGCGATTTAACTTGTTCCGCAAGTACCAAGATAGCCTTGTTCTGTTCATCGTGGTTATCTAGTCGTTTATTGGCAGATTCTTTAAATTCACGTAGGTTCTCAATGTCTTTTTCCATCGCGGTAATGCGATTCTCCTGCTTTGTGGCTCTGTCTTTCATGGAGAAATACAAGATAATAACAGGAATCATAGAGATTACGAAACGAATAACGAGGTGTTCAAATTCCGCCATAGGCACCTCCATTATTGATTAGATATAACTGTTGTAGCAGAAGGCTCTGCTGCTGTAGGTGCGACGGTAGCTGTCGTAGAAACTGCAGCTGCTGGTGCAACATTCGTAGGCTCATTTTGTTCTTTAGGCTCGTACTTCCACGCTACGCCATATCCATCACGTTCAAGACGTCCATCACGAATAAAGTCGCTTGCAGGCTCTCCATTATAAGTAAATTCACGGTTAAGTTGTACCAGAACCCTCTTACCTTCACCATCTACCTCAACATGTGCTGGGTCTTCAATGGTAATCAAGTCACCTGGCATATAGTGTTTACCTACTTCAGCTGATTGAATTAAATCAACTAAAACTTTATAAGCTGTTCCGTACTGAAGCAATTTTTCTGTTATCAACGTTAAAACTAATGCGTAGCTAACTTTGCCGTAGTGGTCGCTTTCAGTCTTGTTCTGCTTAACTGCTTGATCTGTGGCCGTCTGCTTAGCTTCGGCTTGTGCCAATTTCTGTTCAGCCTCTTGAAGCTTAATGTGAGTTTCTTCCAACTTAGCTTGAGCCTGTACAAGAGCGCTCGTTGGGTCAAGCTCTGTTTTAATAAAGTCTAAAACCGCTTGAATCAACACTTCTTCATTGTCCTGCGTGCGATTACCTGGTAATTCAACACGCTCATAGCTGTAGCGTCCAGGTTCTTCTTTCTCAATCGTAACGATTGTGACATTCTTTTCCCCTTTTAAAGTCGGGCTTCCTGTTAATTTGTAAGTCATTAGTTATTTCCTTTCATTTTTGCTTGCGTTTCTTCAAATAACTCTTTAAGTGCTGGGTCATATTCCAGCACCGCTTTAAATGCCTGTAGTTCAGCCAAAGTCAATGTATAGCGTGCCTCTAAATGCGCACGTCCCAATTCGCCTTCTGCCAAACGGTTGACGAGCGACTCAGCGACTAACTTATCGATTGTGTGATTATCCATGTAGTTTCTCCATTTCTTTGATTTTCTGGTCCAGTTCTTGGACAGCCTTCAGCAAGTAGGGTACGAAAACGGTATAGTCGATGTGCAGATAGCCATCTGGATTCTCAGGATCTCGTGAGATAACTTCTGGAATGATGGTCTCAGCCTCTTGAGCAATCAAACCGATTTCTTCGTGTTTCTTGCTCTCAATGAAATCAAATGCGACCAAATTTAGTTGGTTGATTTTGTCCAAGGCTTTCACGGCTGTATCTGTGATGTTTTCTTTCAAACGTCTATCTGAGGACTTATCGCCCCAGTATTTAACACTTCCGCTTCCGACCTGGTTCCACCAAACGACCGTATTCTTTCCACCTTTGGGATTTGAGCCATTACCGTAAATATCTGCCTCGCCCATTTCGATCCCGTGGATAAAGATAGGCGATTTATAGAACGTTTGGGTTCCGTAGCAATCAACAGAACAATTAGTGTCAAATGTGACTTGTCTATAGAAGATTGAATCATTCTTACAGTACATTTTGCCGTCGGTATTCACATACCAAGCTCTATCTCCAATTGTGTTCCAGCTATCGCCCCAGTTCGCCCAAAATGCGGTTCTAGTTCCTCGGCCTTCTCCATTTCCCATTCCAACTGCGAAATGGTTTACGCCAGAAATCCAACGTCCGCCACCTTGGTCAAATTGTCCAAGTGTGAATCCGCCAATTTTGCCTTGATAAGCTTCAAGGAAGGTTGAACTAGACACGACAGATTCAATCTTAGTCGCAAAGACTTCCTTAGATGTCAACTTATCAATCAAGGCATCTCTAGCAGTCAGGTTCCGAATAAGTGCATCGTCTACGTTGATTTTATCGCCAGTAATCGCACCAGCTTGGATATGTTCAGCAGTGACAGAGCCAGCCGCTAACTTACCAGCAGTCACCGCACCGTCAACGATCATATCGGATTTCACTCGAACCCGTGGAGCGATAATGTCCACGCCTTTCGGACTGGTCGAAATGGTAGAGGCTAACTGCTCGCCCGTCAAAGTAGTAGAGCCAATAGTTACACCTTCTGGTGTCACTTGTACCCTCGCACTGTTAGCGGCGTCTCGCACTTCCTGCCTAATTTCTTTGGCCGTCTGAGCAATGGCGCTCTTGACATTCGTATCAAAGAACTGGGTCAGCGCCCCTTGATTATTCTGCTGGATTTTGCCCCAGAGAGTACTGTTTGGGTCTCTTAATTCCAGTTCAATAGAACGCATGTCCTTGAAGAGACCTGATAGAGTACGTTGTGTGATAGTAGGCTCCACAAAGCTAGTCGGGAAATCCCCCTGCTCGAGCTGGATATCCGTCAGCACCGTGTCACCTACACAGCCCATGTGATGAAGCTTCAGCAGTTCATCTCGTGTCCGTGGCTGAAAGACCTTGTAATACCGTCCGTTATGCTCCAAAGCAGGCGAACGAACGTTTTGAATGGTAATATCCATATGCTAGCCTCCTCTTTTTCTGCCAAAAATATAGGTTTCGTTGTACTTATTGGAGATGAAATCCTGCACCTCATCCGTATTTTTAAAAATGACAAACAATTGGTAGTTGTATCGTCTTTGGTAACTTGTTGAATAGCCAGTATCTCGTTGACTTATTACTACCCCAACTTCAAAGATTTTGTTAGAATTTTGAAGTTTCACCACATTACAATCCTCTATTCCATCCAAACCATACGGACGACGTTCGGATATACCTAAATCAATAAAGGCTCGTTCTGTAGAGCCAAAGCGCCAAAATGAACCGTAGCGGTTTGAAGTGAATCTTAGCACTTCGTCAAACTGGATTGTGACTTTCTCCCAAACCAGCCTTGTACCGACATAACGCTGAATAATTTCTTTAGAGCCCACGTAAATTCCTTCTCGTGCCATATTACCTCCTGTTAGCGATAAATATCGTAGATGGTATTAGCATCTTTGTTAGAAATTGCGTCATATTGAGACCTTGTTCCAGCCCAATACTTCATCGGTTGTCCACCGTTTTGATTGATGATATTTTGGCCAGGCGCACCATCAGCTCCCCTAGGACCTGCTGGACCTGTTGCACCATTCGCACCCCTTGCGCCTGCTGGACCTCGCAAGCTATTTCGTTGTGTCTCTGTTAAAGAGTTAAAATCAGGTCTTGCTTCAAGTGCTGTGATACGGCGCTTAACGTCTGTGTCATTATAAGAAATCACGAATGTTCTCTTACCAATTTTTTGAACAGTAATATTAGTGCCGTTGATAGTCGTCACCTTCCAAAATTCGTAATCTACAGTACTGTCATTCGTCCAAAGGTCTTCAACAATATCCCCTACCTTGATACCGTCAGGATTCATGATATCGGTTGTTTTTATTGTTGCGACTGAGCCGATATTTGCACCATAGATATCCCCTTTAGCAATTCGATAAACTGGCGTTTCAGACTTTTTGGCATACTCCGCCAAAGCACGCTCTGCCGCTGAACCTTCAAACCGCACAACACCGTCTGCACCTTTCGGCCCTGCTGGTCCCGTTTCTCCACGGTCACCTTTAGGACCAGTTAGATACTGTAAGGCTGAGAATCGGTCACGGCCATTTCCGACCTTGACCTTACCAGTATCACTCTCAACACCTAACTCACCATCGAGTAAGACGAGAGTGCTACTTGCCCAGTCTTGTGCTGACATGCGCTTGTGTTGTACCCTTATTGGGATTGTCTCTGTCATGTTCTTCCTCCGTCAAAAATAAAAGTTGGACTCTCATTCCAACTTCCGTCATATCTTGCATTCTGCCCGTCCGCAATTGTCTTGTAGACTGGCGTTAATTCAATCCGTCTTGTCTGATTGTCAATCGCCACAGACTGCTCTAAATCTTGATACCAGTCGCCTGAGAATGTCAGACGATAAGCGCCGTAGTAGACTGATAGGACCTTCTCCTCTTTCTGAGTTAGATCTTTCTCAATCACTGGCATGATTGTATTAGCAGGCGCAAGATGAACGTGTCCACCGTAAAATGTAGGCTTATTCACTGCCATAGTCACATCTACACGGCCGTAAGGTGTGCAGGTTGCTGACCAGCTGATAACGTATTTCTTACCAAGTTCAAAGCCCTCTCCGTTGTGTCCGACCTCAACAAAATCCGTTCCATAACTGATTTTCTTAGCCGTTCCACCGTTCAAGCGGTTCTTATTGTACTGAGTATTTCCGTCACCACCAATCAGGCTAGCATTGACCCTTGCAGTCTCGCTGACTTGCTCAAGTTTCTTGCTTAATTCAGCGATTGAGTCCGCACCGCTCATCAGTTCATCACGGATACGCTTCACGAACTCAGGACGCTCTTTCTCGATTTCTTCGTGGATTTTAGCGCCCATTTCTTCAGCTTTGGCCTTGTACCGCTCAATAGCGTCCGTGATATTTTTTTCATGCTTGGCAAATTCAGCATCAAAGGCACGGTTAGCGTTTGCGATTGCACGCTCCAGCATAATGTCAAATTGTGTTTCTTGCTTGTCCAAAATCGCATTGGCTACTGCTGACAATCCGCCACCATTTCCTTCTGATTTCACTTTGTCATCAAAGGTAATGGTCAGATAGGCTCCTTGACCGTTGTTTGCCAGACAGTCATACTCGTAGGCAATGGCTTTCTTATAAACGTCCACATTGTGTTTATAGCTTTTCAGATTGACTGTATCGCCCATATGAACGGTCTGCCCATCAAGTTCATAGGCTTCAATCTTGATGGCATCTGTAGCCTTATCTATGTGTTCGTTAGTAAATTTAGCACTAGCCCACTTTGTCAACTCCTCAACGGTCTGAATGTTGTTATTTGTATAACTTCTTTCGTTGATATAAGGGTAAGCACCAATTAAGGGACTATCAACCGTTATAGCAATCGTTGTATCTTCCTTGGCACCCTCTGCCTTAAATGTAGACTTGGCATGAATCCGAGTAACAACATTTTGTGAGTTTTTGGTTCGTTGATAGGATTTTAGGTTTTTGTGGGTAGAGATGATAACACCTCTGTCCTCTCCTCGATTTCGCTTAATTGAGATAGCGAAATTATCCCGAACCATCTCTCCTTCCCACGTTCCCACGATTGAGTGAGCGCCATCCATCAACACGCTGTAGAGTGTTTCTACTTCTTTCGTGTTGATGGTGCGCCTGTCCGTGATATCACTGGTAAATGAAAAATCGTTGATAGGAGACTTAGCAACCTGTACCAATTGAGAAAGAGCCTGCCAGCAACTTTGCTTGTTGACAGACAGAGGATTGATAGACCGCTGCATGACATCATCAGTGATATGATAAGCAGTGATTTCTAAATGATCATCATTCTCTACTGGCTTCTTGATACGGAACAGCTGAGGTCCAATCACAGGCGCTGGCGCCTTAATCAACATATCCTCACGGAAAAGCTGACAAATCTCAGAGTCCGTGATAGGGTAGCGAACAGTAAGGATGAAATCCCCGTTCATTTGCTCTTTTATGACTGCTGAAGTCGCTTCATGCAGTGGAATACCGTTCCATTTAACGTTACGAGTATCACTTTCAAGCAAATATAACATTACGCCCACCCCCATACGGTTTCAATCGTCATGGAACTAATACCAGCACCTAAGACAATCCCAACATCTTGCTTCTTGATTGGGTCAATCGTGATAAAATCCCCTGTCCACTTAATTCTGGAACCTGTTCCGTCCAAGAAACTCGGGTTGTTAGGGTTATTTACCATGATGGCTCTTCCAGACAGTCTTTCTAAGCGAATGACCTGCCTATCCACTGTGAAACTAACCTCAGTCGTACTCTGACCAGTTATGGTAATTGTCGGAAAAGCCAAAGCAGAGCCTTTGGTTCTTAAAGTTCCACTTCTTGAGAAAGTCTGATTATCCGTGGCTTTGAAAAATTTTGTAGGGTGACACTCAAATGTGACTTTAAGCGCATAATACCCTGCACGGTTTCTAATAGTCTCAGAAATCTTTACCTTGTAACACCACATCTTGGTTGTTTTAACACGTTCGCTTTCAAGCCAAAAGTTTTCCCTAGCAAAGAGAGTCAGGAAACGGTTTAAGTCCTCTTCTTTTGGTTTGACTAAGTGAAGCGTGTAGGATTTCTCAACCATTCCTCTATGATGATTGGTTTGTAGGATTGCTCCGCTAATCCCATCGTGCTCCCATAGTTTTGTCTTGCTATTGGCAATCACGATGGATGGCGCTTCTTCTACAATGACATCAAAAGGAAAGGAGGAGGTTGCTACACCATCGATCACCAATTCATTATGTTTGATCATGCGATTCCTCCTCTAAGTTGTGTTTTCCGTTGCAGTTCATCCGCAATCTTTTGAGCGACAACGTCAGCAATGCGATTGATATCCATCTCTTCACTGATGTTGTTTCCGCTAATGCTGACATTGATAACAGGAGACAGACCTCCCATTGTTTGAGCAATTCCACGACCGATAGCTCCCAAGGTGCGTTCGTTTAGTGGTAAGACAGCCTCGTTCCCAGCCTCTCCACCAACCATAAGGCTATTTCCGTTTGAACCGAAAACAGTCGGCTTGGTCAAGATACCACCCTTGGCATACCACTCTACGCCAATACTTGGCAACCCGTTACTCAACCAGTCAACTGGGTTAAGAGAGCCTGAAATACTAAAGTGTGGTAGAGGGATGTGAGGCCATCTAAATTCAAAGTTAAAGAATCCCTTAATAGCTTCAATTGCACTACCAACTAAATCCTTAGCACCGTTAATAGCATTGCCGATTGTATCTTTAATGCCGTTCCAGACACTACTTGCGGTTGACTTGATACTATTCCATATATTGCTAATCGTATCTCTTATACCGTTAAAGACACTTGAAACCGAGCTTGAAATACCATCAAATATTCCTGAGAGAGTGGATTTGATGCCGTTCCAAACAGTTGATGCAACCGTTGAGATGGTGTTCCAGATGTTAGACAATAGCTGCGCTATGCCATTAAAGATAGTCCCAATGACACTTGCAATCCCATTCCAGATTGTTTCTCCGACGCTCTTAATGGTTTCCCAAGCACCCGACCAGTCACCAGTAATGATCTGCATCACTGCCTTGATAATGCCCAAAACAACGTTGATAGCTGTTTCAACTACCGTTTTAATCACTTCCCAAACTGTAGAGGTGATAATCTGAATATTATTCCACTCTCCCTCTATAAGAGGACCTATAACAGTCATAACAGAGCTAATGATAGCGGAAATGCCATTCCAGACAGCATCCGTAATTGAACGGATTAGTTCTTGGTTTTCAGTCCACCAAGTTACAACCGTTCCAAAAATACTCATGATGAAATTTGAAATTTCACCTACAACAGTATTGATGACAGATGAAATAGCCTCCCACACAACTGTGACGGCGTTACGAAATCCTTCATTCGTTTCCCATAAGTATTTTAAAATGACAACGACCGCTGCCACTGCGGCCGCTATTGCAGCTGCTGTCCCAATGATTGGTAAGGCGGCGGCAATCATGCCTCCTATTGAAAGTTCAAGAGCTGTTGCAGCTGCTTGTAAAGTTAGGAATATCGGTGCTATAACTCCTACAGCAGTAACAACTGTCCCTAAAATGACAACAAATTCTTTAATCGGGCCAGGCAAAGTACCAAACCAATCTGCCACACCTTTTATAATGTCTCCTAAAGCTTGAAAAACAGGAATCAACATTTCCAAAAGAGGTTGACCTAATGCAGCCAAGGCATTAGTTCCAGATTGTTTTAGATTCCCCATGACGTTTTCTAAGCCGTCAGATTCTCTTGCAGCTTGACCAAGTGCCCCAGAAAGTTCATTCCCGTCTTCAACCATTTGAAGCAAAGTTAATTGCTTTTGTGCTTCACTCAAATCCTTGAATGACTTGCCGTACAGTTTATTTGCTGCCGCATTACGAGTTGTTTCTGTTGCAGATATCCCCAAAGCCGCATCGTTGGCAAAATTTCCTTTAAGAAATGATTGAAGGCTCTCAGTAACACTTTCAATAGATTTGTCGTAAAAAGCAGCACCATCTGCGGCTGCCTTAGTTGCCCTAGTAGATAAATCTAAGGCTTGAGCTGTATCTAGACCAGATGTTTTTGCAAAGGAGGCCATTTGGGTGAAACTTCCTTGTAATCGTTCTGGTACAATAGACATTTCTTTCCCAATATTATTAAGAGCCTCTCTAGCTTGACCTTCCATATCTCCAAAAACTGTACTAAATTGGGCATTACTTGCTTGCATTGAAGCAGCGGCTTCAATAGCTTCTTTCCCAACGTCAACAAGTTTTTCTGAAATATCACCCAATTTCTCACTAAACTGTTGGAGTAGTTCAGCTCTTGCAGCTTTAGCTATCTCACCCAAGCTTTCTTGTGCGCTATCAGCTACAGACTTGGTCCCCTTCATCTCATCGTTAAGATTGTTAAAAGCAGTCTTAGCATTATTCAGCTCTGCTTCCATCTTGTTAGCTTCGGCTGAGTTTTCACCATATTCTTTTTTAGTGATTTCTAACTGCTTCTCAAGATTTTCAATTTGACGAGCGACAATATCAGATTGTGCGCCAATCTTCTTTTCAGCCAATGCCAACTTGTCAGCTTCACTAGCGTTGGTCCCCATCTGGCTTTCTTGTAGCTTAAACGAACTAACGACTTTTTCAGATTCACTAGCAAGCAATTTTTGCTCGTTCTGCAATTCTTTCAGTTGAGTTTGGTTATTCTTGGTTGCATTCCCGTTGCCTTCAAGAGCCTGATTGACGCTAGCTAGTTTCCCCTCATATCCTTTCAGGACGTTTTGAGTTACTTCTACTTCACGTTGGAAAGCGCGATACTGATCGGCGCCAATATCTCCTTTTTTAAACTGCTCCTCAACTTGAGACTGTGCTTGTCTTAAAGTTTCTAGTTTTTCCCGAGTGGTTCCGACTTGCTTCTGTAAGACTTCTTGCTTTTGGGTTAGTAAAGTAACATTCCCAGTATCAAATTTAAGAGCATTATCAATTTGTCTCAACTCTTTTGTTGCGTTAGCAGACTCTTGATTGACACCTTTTAACGCTTTTTGTAAGGGCTGGGTATCGCCATCAATTTCAATTTTTATCCCTTTGATATTTCCTGCCATATTTCCTCCTTTCCTTAAAAAATAAGGAGCGCTGAGAGTGTTTCTATGACCAGAACACTAGCCAACTCAATGAACTTGTCCTCACAATCGCTCTCTCAGCACTCGCTTTTTCTCTAAAATGCATCAAAATCAGCTTGGGTAGCCTTCCGACTACCCGTTTTATTTTCGCTACGCAAATTGACATAATCTGTCTGATAATCTAAAGCCATTCCAATAGAAATGTGCTTGAGATCATCGATAGATAAGCCAGTTTCCTTGCAACAAGATAGATAGGATTCTACCGTGAAGGCTTCTTCGCTTGCTGTTTCTGATGTGTCTGTTTCTTTTTTGTTTGCAGTACCGTGTTCAACATTTCCATCATTAACGGACAAACTTCGTCAAGAGGAAATTCTTCCATCTCCATGAAAAAATCATCAAACGGTTTAATTTTGGGATTGCCTGATTTAGCAAACACCCAAAATAGGCGATAGAAAAAGGTAATATCAAAATCTTCTAAAAGAGATAGGTCGACGCTTTCCGCTACCAACTCATTTCCTTTTTCTAATTTGTTCAATTGAGCTACCAATTGCTTATTTTTCAAAAGCCCAAGAAGGTCCTTGAAAAAATCCTGCCCAAACTCGTTCTTGTAAGCGATTGGAGTATAGGCATTTGTTGCAAGCTCATAACGCTTATTGCTGATTGTAATACTTCGACGCATTCTTTACTCCTTACCCTAAAGATGTTGGCTCATAAACGCTAGTAAACCAAGCGTCATACACTTCTTTCTTGTCAGCTGACGTAATCGAACGTTTCACGACGCTATCAAGCGGACGTGGCGAAGCTTTGAAGCTAAGTTCACGCTCATTGACAGTTGTTCCGCTCTTAGTAGCAGAGCCGTTCGATGGACGACTAGCCGAGCAGTAGTAGAGAACGTAGCGAGTCTTGTTCTGATCTCCTGAAAATTCAAACATAATGGCAAACGGTTTAGTTGAAGCATCGCCTTTTTCAGTCAACACTCCTGTTTGCTCATCCTTGAGTTCTCCTAGGATTTTTGTCGCGAACTCTTCCGTGATATGTGGTACTTTCAATTTTCCTTCATACCCTTCGTTTGAGTTCATGAAGTGGTAATCCACATCGTCGGCTGGAATTGCTTTCGATTCTCCTTTTGGTTCTAGCTCCAAGTTCATCGCTCCAGGGAAACGGAAAATTTTCCCGTAGCTAATGACATTTGTTTCCCCATTGATAATTTCGATTGGTGCGATATGCACGTTTTTCAATCCAAAGGTTACTTTATTTTCTGTTTTTGTCATCTTCTTCTCCTTTAGTACAAATAAACAGTATAAGGCTTGACAGATAGCCTTTCTGTTGGGATATAGCTTTCTTCTGATACCTCAAATACAAGTTGATGTTTAGACAACAACTCTTCCAAGGTCTCTTCCAAATCTTCGTCTTTACGTTCAAAGATAAGCTCTACGGTCACAGATTTAATCTGGTATTTCTGATCATCATCTGCTCTCTTGATATCTGGATGTGATTCAAAGTAGATAAGGTAAGGTGTTTGAGGAACGTGTCCAGTTTCAAACGCACGATAGGTTATAGGTAGATTCGCTTGACTTAGAATATCGACAAGGTCAGATAATTTCATTTTTGAATAGCCTCCTTCACTTTCCGTTCAAAGGAATTGATTAGCTTTTCTTCTACAGGTTGGATATGAGGGATAGCACGACTGCGACCACCATTCCTTAAAACATGGCCATTTTCAAGTAGGTGTGTCAATTGATAGCCTGTAGCATTATGGATTACGTATGATCCTTTGGCGTTCTTTTTGAGACGCCATCCTCTTCCATACTTCCCTTTATTCTTTGGGCTTGTCGCCTTCAAAGTCGCAACAGCTTCATCACCTAACTCTTGTGCAATAGCGTCAATCTCATCTTCTAACTCACTAGAATACTCACTCAGTGCTTTAGCTATTTCTGCTGAAAGGTCACCTGTTACACTCATGGCAATTCCTCCATCAATGTCAGCTCCAGAATCTCTAAGCCAATCGGAAATGTTTTGAGAATACGATACCGTTTCCCATTAAATTCCGCTTCTTCCTCGTTGTTATATTCAAAGCTATGAATATCAAGGATGAGGCTCGGTCTAAGCCCGACCTGGCTAGCCTGATAAAATTCAGAACGAGTAATGGAACGCTTGCGACACAAAATAGTCAACCGCTTTTCCTCAAATAGAGGTTGGTGCAATTTATCTAATCCTGTTTTAAACCTTGAGATCAATGTAATCTCATTGTTCCATGCCATGACTTACCTCAATTTCAAATTATGCAAGCGCCATAAAAGGTGGCGTGGCATATCCACACCACCTTCATAGCGAAAGGCTGCAAAATCAACTATAAACATTTGGTGTTCAGCATTTTCTAATTCCAGCGAAACTCCCAAATTATCTTCCAGTTCAGTTATGACAGCTTCGATGATTTTCTCCAAAGGCTTATCACGTAGCTTTGTTGCTATACCCAATTTTAGTTTTAGTAATTCTAGTAATTGAGCATTGTCCATAACTACTCCTCATCTTCCTCTTCGGGTTCTTGAGGTTCTGCTTCTCCTTCGGAAATATCGTCATCATCGATTTTAGTCAAGAAAATAGATCCTGCGCTATTTGACCCATCTAACAACTCTTGAATGAAGGTCTTATTGCTCCTATATCCTTTTCGGGGATAAATATCCCCGATTTGGTATTCATATTGTTGAGGGTCTCTCAAATCCTTAAAAGGACGGATTACTTGATAAGCCATCAGCTACCTCCTTACCCTGCAGCGTCAGTGTAAGTTACATAGAAGCCTGCTGCTTCATCCACTTTCTTAACATCGAAACGGTTTGCAGTTCCTAGGTATTGACCGTAGATTTTATCATCTTGCCATTTGACAGTTGTCTGCGCACGATCAAACAATGTCGCAAACTCTCCAACGTCACCGATGAAGGCTTTCATCTCACCTTTGGCATCCCCAATGATGTCATCAGGATAAACATCGATTACACGACCAGCGAACTTGTAGCCAGTTGGAGATGTGATATCTGTTTGAAGCATGTATCGACCATCCTTGTCCTTGATTTTATCAAGAGCCGCGAACATAGATTGGGTACATACAATAGTTGCATCGTAGTACGGTTTCAATTCCACGTTGAGAATATCTTTCAAGCCGTCCAAACCAGCTGCGCTTTTAGCTGTAGCGGTCTTGAGAACTTTAGCGATTTCTTTATTCTTAGTGATGCGTTCTTGGTTCTTAGCTTGTTTAGCAACCAATCCCATCACATCGTAGTCAGCATCATCAATCAATTCTTGAGACACTGGCAAATGTCCACGACGTGTCTTGATTTCATAGTTCACTTTTGTGAAAGTTGGTTTAGCCAATTCAGGGTTTTCTTCCAACTCTTCAACGGTGTTCATTGTTTGGTCAGTCAATTTAACAACTGCCCATTTACCGCTTGCGTTCTTGACATTAACGATGTTGACCAATGAAGTCAAATCTGTCTTGTCTTGTTTCGCTTCTTTAGGCGTCATCAATTCAACAGGGATGATTGCTTCCCCTTCAGCGGATTTGAGACCATCAGCACGCACTTCTTTTGTTCGAAGGTAGTGGTTAAATGCTTCACGTTGTTCCAATGTTTTTCCTCCTCGTTTCTCAGTTTTACCTGGTGTTGGTGCTTTTCGATTTTGCTCTTCGATTTGTTTTTCCAACTCGTCAATTTCTTTTTCCAACTGCGCTTTTTCAGCTTCTTTTTCTTCAATTTCCTTTTGAAGATCATCTACAGTCTTTTCAACTGCTGAAACTTCTTCGTCTGTTTCAGCACGGTCCAACTTCTCTAGTTCGACAACTGAGCGTTTGTTTAATTCTTCGATAGTTTCTTCCAACTCAACTACCTTAGTTGCTTTTGCTCGCATACGAGCACCAAAGATTAATGCCTTGTTCATAGCTTAAATTTCTCCTTAATTTTTTTCTTGCGCTTGTCTAGCGCTTCACGATTAGCACGACTCTGGCTTTCAAAGTCTTTTTGCCGTGCAGCAATTTCCGTTTGTGGATAGGCTGGGAAAGTACATGGGCTCACTTCAAAGATTTCTAGTTCTAAGACAGTGTCCAGATACGAACCATCTTCACGTTCCTCTGTTTCGATTTTTATCGGGATAAAGCCAAAGCTACATCCGATAACATCTCCACGCTTAACACGGGCATAGGCTCCAACAGCTTGAGGATCATCCTTGTTAATGATGATGTCTCCAAAAAGACCAACATCATCAACACCCAGTGTCAGAGTTCCGTTACCTGTTCGACCGAGAACAAGACTATCATCGTGGTTAAATAAAGCTCTGATATCAGCGTCTTTGATAGCTTTCTCAACTCCAGCACGCTTGATAACTTCACAGTAGCCTGGCCACAATTCCGTCTCCTCGTCAAACTTGATAAAGTAGCCACTCAAAATCAAATCACCAGAGTCTTCTTCTCTCGTTTGAAATTGAGTGGCACGATAACTATTCCGTTTCTGCATTCTCTTCCTCACCTCCTTTCAATTTATTTTGGTCTCCTATCTTCTCTTGAGGGATAAAGTTCTCAAGGACAATCAACTCTTCCATCTCAGGATCAGGAGCCATACCAAGCCAATCTCTCCACTCATTACGACGCATTGCAGTACTGTTTGTCATTTGACGTGCAACCTCAGACAACTCTGTAATGTTGTAAGAGAAGAGTGAGCGAGGATTTAGCTTGAAGTAACGATTACTAGACAAAAGTAAGTCTCTGGTTAGTGTTTGAGTAATAGTGGTAGCGATACTCATGACAGTCGTATTTACAAAGTTGTTATACTCTGTCTTATTGAACTCTCCCACGCCCAAAATAAAAGCAGGTACTCCTAATAGACCTGCAACTGTTCTTTTATCTAATTCGACAGACTCATTTAGAGCGATGTCCGTTAGACTAAGCGGCTTTACCTGTTGAATATCCAGCAATGCCTCTGGAACAATCCATGGAGCGCCAACCCTGCTAGTACTTAAATACTTCTCAGCGATACGCTCACGCCCTTGCTCCGAGTCTAGTTCAGCACTAGACGAGTCAACCTTAACGATAAGACTAGGAATGTTCTTACCGTTCATGAAGCTTTTTTTAGTCTTAGTAGCCATGTTCAAACTTTGAACCACATCTGTCAACGTCACCCTAAAACCAGTGCCAATATATGGAATATCTGGATCTGGATTGATGACAAAGTGGACTACTTCATCAGGGGAATACACTTCACCCCTAAATGAGATCACATAGGAATCCTTATCTGTTTGGAACGAAACCTCTCTCATCGGAAATGGTCTTAGATTAGAAATATAATCCGTAACAGGTTCATATTCCACATGTAGGACAGAGTTCCCATCGCCATACAGAAGTAAATCACGCACAATCTTGAAAATCCATGACTTCCTTGTCATGCGTTCGCATGGATTGATGTCAATCTTTCTAGCCAGTCCGTCACGAATTCTGATATCACCTTTATCCGTGTTTTCCATCAGGTGGATGGTCATATTAGAGACCAAATCGGCAATCTTATTAACCGCTGTCACCACATCTGGATTTCTGGCCAAAGGTACATACGAATCCATCAGGTTTGACAACCCTAAATCTGAATGACTAAGCATGTTGATTGGTTTACTTGGCTTGTTTCGTTTCCAAATCTTTTCAAAAATACCCATGTTTCCTCACCTCCTTTCTCTCTAATCAAAGAATCTCATCACATCGCCACCCTTGCCAAGGTTAGCAAGAGCCTGTATACAAGCAAAGACGCTGGCATCAAACAAGTCAATCCTTGCAGTACCACCGTCTCCATCTAATTTTTCATATTGCACAGCGTCATCCACCTTTTCAATTGCTCTAACATTGCTCACACAGTATTCATAAGCGTCAGAATGAAGATAGTAAAATTCCTTGTTCTTGACTTTGAACTCAATCCGTCTGAACCCCTCAGATTTCAGGTAGAATAACTGAGGCTGGTCAATCATCTTGAACTTAGCCTTTTTCATCTTAGCTAAAAACTCACGACCAAACTTCCTATCCATTCCCACAGCTTGGATTTTAAATCCACGCTCACGCATACTGATGAACCATTTGACGATATCATCATAGAGAACCGTTGGAGTATTGCTCATCGTCAGCCAGCCATCAGATTGCCAGCCAAAAAGTGGAATCCCATCATCGTTAGCCTTCTTTTGAGCATTAATCCGAGGAAAGAACGCATGTGTGATACAGATATCAACATCTTTCTCACCGTCATGATAGACACCGTAGAGAGCAGCTGCCGTTAAGTCATGTAATCTTGACAAGTCCGCACCACCATACCAGCGAATCGGCAAGCGTGCCAGCTCTTCTAAACTCCAATCGTAACAACTGTCCGACGCTATGAATTCATCAGGATTGAAATAAGCATTCATAGAGTTTGTGAAGACATTCAAAGTCTTGTTGAAAAACTCATTTCTTGTCTGTGGATCGTTCATAGCCTGTTCGGCTTCTTCTCTCAGAGCCTTGAGCGACACCGTCACTCCCCACGAAGGGTTGGCTTTCTTAAGCACATTCTCGTCCAGGTAATCTCCCACGTCTCCATCAGTCGTCTGGTCAGCTTTGCAGATAAACATGAACAAGGAATCATCCTTGACCAACTGCTTAAGGACCTTTTGACAATATTTCAGACGGTTAGCAAGGAATCCAGTAGGAATATCACCAGCCGTAGAGATAACAAAAAGCATACTGTTTCGGTATGCTGACATTGTTTTCTTCATAAGACCGTATTTCTTACTGTTCCTCATCGTGTGAGCTTCATCCAGGATAATTACATTACCGTTCAATGAGTCCAAACGGCTTTCATCGTTGGCCAGTGCCTGGATAAAGAAAGAACCCTCGATACCAAAATTAGCAGTGATTGAGTGTTCCTGGTTGTTATCCTTGATACGAATGTTCTTGTCATTCCATCGCTCCACATTAAACTTCAAGAATCCAAAAGCTTCCATCGCTTGCTTAACAGAGTTTGCCACGATGTAGCATTTTGAACCGCTGTCTGTGTCTAATATCTGATAAGCAAGTGCGATTGCAGCAGTAAATGAGGTTTTCCCATTCTTCCGAGCAAGCATGATAAGCGCTTCTTTGAACCTGCGCTCATTTGTACCCTTGTAGTAAAATCCAAACAGGTTCACAACTACAAAATGTTGCCACGGTTGCAAGAGCAATGGCTTGTTACGGATAGACACCGCAAACATATCATCGCCCTGCTGATGGACTATCGTGTTTTCGATGAAGTGAACAACGAAATCAACGATATCCTCATCCATTTCAAACTCAGGATTTTCAAGATCGCGCAAGAAACGTTCAGCTGCAAGAATGTTCTCCTCGCAATGTTCCTCTTGGTGAGTTAAGACATGTTGAGCGTATTCTTTCGCTTTATCAAGGTTACCCATTTCCACTCACTCTCTTCTTCTTGATTTCATTCTTGAACTTCAAGACTTCTGCTAGAGGTGACTCTCCTTCTTGTTCAACCACCTCACCGAGAGATTTCGGATTCATCATCAGTTGATTAGAATAACTCAGAATGTCTTTTCGGAGTATTTCCATTGCTGTCAATATTGGAACTTTGCGCTCATTCTCAGCACCAGCTTTGTTGACGTAGGTATCTGTCACTGGATAACCCATATCAGCATAATCTTGAGCAAGTTTCTGATACTGATAGAGCATGCCTGCGAAAATATCAATGATCATCTCGAACTCTTTCCGATAAGTGCCCAAATCTTTCATCTGCTTGACCACTTTCGACTTAATCGACTTCGCTGTAATTGGTTTAGCCAAAAACTACCTCCTCTCGTCAAAAATGCTTAGTTTTTATCCCCTTTTTGTTTGAAGGCCCCCGACTTGGAAAAAGTTCCCTTCACCGGTTCCCAGAGGCTTCGAAAAAATTTTTTCGAAGTGGGGGGATTAAAAAATTTTTTTCATTTTTCATTTTTGTTTTTGAAAAAAATTTAAAAATTCTTTTTTTCTTTTCTTCTGCCAATAGATTCCATTTCCGATTATCTTATCGTTGTTGCGGTCATGAAACGTATTGTGCATGCGGTTAGTTAATGGCAAACAATTCCAAGATACATACTCAAGTTCTGGATACTCAGATACTGGGTAAATATGATGAACCATTTCAGCTGGAACTGACTGCCCATATCTTAGACTTTCTTGGCAAAGATAATCGTGTTGTCTCATGACCTTGTCACGGAACTTGTACCACTTCCTTGTCTTCAAGCTCTGTCTGACTGGTTTGTTGTACATGATATATACTCCTTTGCAAAACAAAAGGACAGGCTCTTGACCTATCCCATCTCATACAAGAAATCTATGCTATCATAATAAACCTTTTTTTGTGAGACTTCAA